TGAAAGCCGCTAAACTTAGACGCGTTATGGAAGAGAATCAATCATGATCCTTAAGGTATTTTCCGTTTTCGATTCGAAGCTTCAGGTCTTTAATACCCCTTTCTTTAGTCGTTCTGCCGCAGATGCTTCACGGTCTTTTTCTGATCTTGTCCGCGATAGTCGCACTACAGTCGGTCAGCATCCTGATGATTTCTTTCTTTATGAGATCGGTCAGTACTCTGATGAGACTGGAGAGCTTGTAGCCTCTGCTCCGACACAGATTGCCGCCGCGACTGCTTTTGTTTCTACGATTGAGGGCCCCAAAGCGGCCGCGCCTGCTAAGGCCGAAGTCTAAGTACAGACGCGGCCGCGACACGGAGATTCTTCTAATCAGTCCTTGCGTAGTGCGAGGACTTTTTTATATGGAGCTTATATGAAGTTCAAAATTAATCACACAAACGCTACTGCCGAAGGCATTGTTTTTACTGAACCGTCGATGACTCAACAGCACTTTAAAGATGAGACCATGATTGACAACATCTTGCAAAAGTATGCTGAGACCGGTTTTTTGACTGATCCTTTTTCGCCGAAGCGTCCGATTCAGTTTGGTGATTTCTCTGGCGTAACTGATTTTCAGACTGCTCAGAATGCGGTTGCTCGTGCAACTGAGTACTTTGAAAGTTTGCCGTCGTATATTCGTTCTTCGTTCAATAATTCTCCATCTGACTTTCTCCAGGCGCTCAATGACCCTGAGCAGAGAAGTAAGCTTGAGACGCTTGGCTTTATTGCTCCTGAGGAAACTAAACTTCCTGAGCCTACTGGAGAATCTAAGCCTGTTCCGACTGCAGAGGTTAAACCGTCTTCTTCTGACAACAACGGGTAATTACTAATAACCAATATAAGGGATGGTTTCCATCCCTTCAAAATCCCTTTGACCGTCCACTTGTGGCGGTCTTTTTTTATAGGTATCTCAACGATTTGCGCACGGGTACACACCGGAACCAGTTACTTACTTGATGTAACTGGTTCCGGTGACACCCCGATCTGCGCACGGGTTCCCAACGCACTGCTCGGATGTTTGCTTTCTGGTTGCTTTGTGGTATATGCTTTGTCCTACGGTGATAAAGCTTTTTGGAGTCTTAGGTTTTAGAGCCGTAGGGCGATCGGTTCGATGAGAGGGCTTTCAGAACTGGTCGCCCTTTTTTTTATCTATAGCTATGGATTTTTAGATGTCATCAGTTAATCGTTCTACTCAGCATCTGTTCTCTCAGATTCCTTCAACTCAGATTCCTCGATCGGTCTTTGACCGTTCTCATGGATATAAGACAACTTTTAATTCTGGTTTTCTTGTACCCTTTTACGTTGACGAAGTTCTTCCAGGAGATTCGTTTAAGCTGACTGCTACTTTGTTTGCCCGTTTGGCTACGCCGATCGTGCCTTTCATGGACAATCTCTATTTAGAGACTTTCTTCTTTTTTGTTCCTAATCGTCTTGTTTGGGATAACTGGCAAAAGTTCAATGGTGAGCAGAAAAATCCTACCGATCCTACGGATTTTTTGATTCCTACGGTTTCCGGCACGAATGTTCAGAATCAGACCTTGTGGGATTATTTCGGTCTTCCGACCAATGTCAATAAAGCTTTGAAAGTAAATGCGCTTCCTTTCCGCGCTTACAATCTCATTTTCAATGAGTGGTTTAGAGACGAGAATCTTCAAGAATCTTTGAAAGTTCCGACTAACGACGGTCCTGACAATTTGTCTGACTACAACTTGGTTCGTCGCGGTAAGCGTCACGACTATTTCACGTCATGTTTGCCCTGGCCTCAGAAAGGTCCAGGCGTAGAGATTTCGATTGGTGGTCAGGCTAATGTTTCTGGCTCTTTAACTTCTTGGCCCGATTCTATTTCGTATTCCATGACTGCGACGGAAGGCGCTACCGTTAATCCTTCTGTTGTTTCGTTGAATCTTTTCCCTCAAACGATGACTTCCGGTACTGGAAGTTCGACGTCTGCCTCTTTTGCTCAATCTCAATTTTTAGGTTCAGGGTTTCAAGTACATACGACCCGCGGTAATGTTTCTGTGACTGCTACCCGTGGCGATCTTGGTGGTTTTGGTTTTTCTGGTAAGGCTGATCTTTCGTCTGCTTCGCCGATCTCTATTAATGATCTTCGTCAAGCCTTCCAGATTCAAAAGCTCTATGAACGCGACGCGCGCGGCGGTACGCGCTACACAGAGATCCTTCGCTCGCATTTTGGCGTGGTCTCGCCTGATGCTCGTCTCCAGCGCCCTGAGTACCTCGGCGGCTCATCTGCTCGTATTTTGATCAATCCCGTCCAACAAACTTCAGCAACGAATGAAACGACCCCTCAGGGTAATTTAGCCGCTTATGGTGTTGCTTCGGATAGTTTTCATGGCTTCTCGAAGTCCTTTGTCGAGCATGGCTACGTTTTCGGCTTTGTGAATGTCCGTGCTGATTTGACTTATCAGCAAGGTCTGAATCGCATGTGGTCGCGTCAAGGTCGTTTTGACTTTTATTGGCCTGTGCTTGCTCATCTTGGCGAACAAGCTGTTCTCAATAAAGAGATCTATGCGCAAGGCACTGCTGATGACGATAAGGTTTTTGGTTATCAGGAGCGTTATGCTGAGTATCGCTACTATCCTGGTCAGATTACTGGCAAGTTCCGTTCGACTGATCCTCAGCCGCTCGACAGTTGGCATTTAGCGCAGAATTTCAGCTCTTTGCCAACGCTTTCGCGGCAATTCATTGAAGATAATCCGCCCGTTGAGCGTGTAATCGCCGTTCAGAATGAGCCGCAATTCTTGTTTGACTCGTATATTCGTTTGAAGTGTGCTCGTCCGATGCCTGTTTACTCGGTGCCTGGATTGGTTGATCACTTCTAAGGAGTTGTTATGGCTTTAGTTATTTGGCTTGCCGTTGTTGGTACTGTTGTTATCTTTGCTTTAGGACAGTGATATGGGTTTCGGTTGGGCTGAAGCGATAGGTAGTGTTGCTAATTTAGGTAGTTCTGCTATGGCTGCTTATTTTGGCTGGAAGCATCAGAAAGAAGTTATGCAAAATCGGCATCAATGGGAAGTTGCTGATATGCGCAAAGCAGGTCTTAATCCGATACTTTCTGCTACTGGCGGCTCTGGTGCTCCTGGCAACGCACCTACGATCGTTGCTCCTGATCTCGCTGGAGCGATGAAGTCTGGTGCTGAAGCGTCAACTCAGCATTCTGAGAAGAGTTTGAAAGATGCTCTTGAGAAACAGACTTACGTTCAGAATTCTGCTCTGCAGGCTGATGCAGGTTTGAAACGCGCTCAGTCTGTTGCTGCTGATTCTTCTTCAAATTTGATGTGGTCTCAAACTAAAGGACAGGAGATTGCTAATAAGATTCAAGAAGAGAATTTGAAGCAAGCGAAATTTATGACTCAGAATTCTGCTATTGCTGCTGAGAAGCAAAAGATGTTTTTTGATTACATGCGTGATCATTCCTCTGCTTGGAAGTTTGGTCAGTGGATGGGTCTTGTTAATCCGTTTAACAATACTTCCTCTGCGGCTACTTCTGCTGTAGGTGCCGCTCGTCTTGCAAAATGATAGATGCGATTCTTAAGTTCGTTAATGTTTTGCTGAATTCTGGTTCAGCGATCTGGGAGGCCTTCAAGGCCGTTAAGAAGCTTTTTAAAAAGTGAGGTTTATATGTCTCGTCGTCATAAGCTTTCTCGTAAGGCATCTAAGCGTATTTTCCGTAAAGGTGCATCACGCACGAAGACTTTGAATACTCGTGCTACGCCTATGCGTGGCGGTTTCCGTATTTAAGCGTTAACCCTTGTTACCTGCCGCGGTCGTCATAGTTATCATTTTGAACATCTCAATTTCATTTGGAACTGCGCTATGGCTACTGCGGCTTTTCGTTTGACTCTTAAAGACTTTGGCGTCTGCTGGCTTATCCCTGGCGAAGAAAGCTATGTTGGTCGTCGCAAGTTGGTGGCCTGGACGCTTTATCGCGATCGCCCTTGGGTCGCTCTTTGTTCATTTCAGGTTCGTTTTCGCTCTTCTCGTGAGACGATTCTTCGTGAGCTTCATATTGCGTGTCTTGAAAAATGCCTTGCTTTCACCCGATAACGGCTTATCGACTCGCCGGATCTAAGACTGAAGACGGTACTCGCAAACCCCTAACCCTTCATGTTGACCAAGCTATTCCGTTTTCTGAGTTTAAGATTCCTTGTGGTCAATGCATTGGCTGTCGTCTTTCTAAGTCTCGTGAATGGGCCGCTCGATGTGTTGTTGAAGCTAAGTCACATAAGAACAACATGTTTCTTACGTTGACTTATGACGATGCTCACTTGCCTGAAGATGGCTCACTTCATTACGAGCATTTTCAGCTGTTCATGAAGCGCATGCGTAAATACTTCATGAGCCGTTTTGGTCAACAGCTTCGCTTTTTCATGTGTGGTGAGTATGGCGATAAGCTTGGTCGTCCTCACTATCACGCCATAATTTTTGGCGTTACTTTTGTAGATAAACAGCTCTGGTCGATTCGTCGAGGCAATAACTTATATCGTAGCCGTACGCTTGAGAAACTTTGGCCGTATGGTTTTAGTTCGATTGGTTCAGTCAACTTTGAGACTGCCGCTTATGTCGCTCGTTATGTTACGAAGAAAATTACAGGTCCTTTGAAGCTTGAGCATTACGATGGTAAGGTTGCTGAATTTTGTCATTGCTCGCTTAAACCTGGCATTGGTCATGACTTTTGTGAAAAGTACATGACTGATATCTATACTAATGACCGTCTCATTCTTAGCGAGAAGATAATGATGAATCCTCCGGCTTATTTTGATAAGTTGCTTGAGCGTTCTGATATCGTTCGTTATGAAGAGATTAAGCGTCTTCGCGAAAAGCGAGGCCGTGACTTTGAAGATACTGGAGAGACTTCTCCTCATCGTCTTTCAGTTCGTGAACGCGTCCAAGAATTGAAAGCCGCTAAACTTAGACGCGTTATGGAAGAGAATCAATCTATTCGAATATGGTACCACTTATGCCAACATCGGCCATCAT